ACCTGCATTTGTCCAATTTCCGAATGGTAACCAAGCTGTATGCGGAAATTTCTATCTTGTGCTAGAAAATGCATAGGAATGATTACCGAACCGCTTATTTCCGCCTGTCCGTTAATGTTAAGTGCACCAGCAATCAGAAGTTCGCTAACTCCAGTTGTCGGCACAGTTACGGCTCCGCCAACGGTTCCGGTACCGCCTGCAATCGTCCAAACCTTATCCGCTTTATTAGATAAATGTGTATTTATCGTATTAACTGCTTCTGCTACTACTTTATTCTGCACCGGGTTGGTACTTGTTGTGCTGAGTGCTGAATCTACTACAACGCCGCCTGCGTAAACGACTCCGTCATAAATAAGTTTTCCCATTATCTATTCTCCTTTTCTTTACTGTCTGATTTATTACATCCTAGCAAACTAGCTCGCTAGGTATCTCTGAATAAATATAAGGTGTTGTAGATCATAGAGAAAGGCCGCTAAATTCAGCGGCCTTGATGGATTAGACTTGTGTGTAGTCAAGCTAGTTGCTCCGATGACGATTTACTTTCCTGCAAGGGCTACAAGTACCTTATCACGAAGTGCTTCATCATCGCATGCATCAGCCATGTCGTAGATGTCATCTTTAAGATAAGAAATGAAATCCTCAAGTGATTCATGGTCTTCCCATGCATCTTCTGCATCATACCACTCGTAGATGATATCTGCGATTGGTTTCTTCACTACAAGTGCTTTCATTATTGCAGGAACGACTTCTTCTCTGCTGTAGTCCCATGTGTCGATATCATCAAATTCATCGTCATCATCTAAGAATGAGCTTCTTACGTATCGCTTCATAATAAACCTCCTCAGGGTTGCTTGTTTTCACTTGACGTTATGTAAGGTGCGATGCTAATTCTCAATCAGTGAGTAGAATTCAGAACGAAGGTCAGAATCATACTTGAACTTGCCACGCAAAGTAGCTGTTCTAGTAACTGCTTCTCTAGCTTTGATTCCACGTGCTGTCATGCATCCATGTTTGCCTTCGATAACTACAATGATGTCATCAGTGCCTAGGACGTCTTGTAAGATATCAGCAATGTCGGATCCAATGCGTTCCTGTAGTTGAAGGCGCTTGCCTACCATATCAGCAATCCTAGCTAGCTTGCTGAGACCGATTACACGTCCCTTAGGCAGGTATCCGATAGCTACAGACATATCGTACATGAGCATGAGATGATGTTCACAAAATGAATGTATCGGAATGTTGCTCTCTACTACTAGGTCGCCAGTCTCTACATCTTCGAAGCAAGTATTGAACATAGTGCCAATTTCTGCGTTTGTATAAGTCATTCCCTCAAAGATCTCATTGCACATCTTCGCAACGCGGTGAGGAGTTTTCTTCAATCCTTCTCTATCCGGGTCATCCCCTAACGCAATCAGGAATTCGCGTGTCAACTGTTCAATCTTATCTGTATCTATTTTCTTGTATCCCATAGTTCTTATACCCCTCTCATGTCTGGCGGATAAATCACCTTATGCTGCTGGATTTGTAGTGTAACGTCGTTGATTTCACCCTTTACTAAGTACTCTGCGATTTCTTTTGGCTCAATCTTGCCGAATACAGGGCTCAAGTAGAGTTGAGCTCGAGTAAGTGAATGCACTCGCATTGCTTCGTCTAAGTCAGCTATGGATCCAACAACATATTTCACTACGTCTGTGTCAGATAGCAGAGACAAGTTATTCTCAACCATCTCATCTAACATTCCGCTTGTAGGGCATTTCCAGTCCATAGTGATGAGGAGTGAATCGCTGATCTCCCTATCCCTTCTAGCTTTAACAAGCTCAGTCAAATCAACTGCGCCGTTAGTTTCTATCTCTATGTCGTAGAGCCTGCAGCAATCCCCGTCGAGTAGGTAGATGAGATCCATCATATCCTTCTGGATCATAGGCTCTCCTCCTGTGAGGGTAACACGATTACAGTGAAAACTGTCGACTTTCTCCTTGATCTCCTCGATAGTCATGTCAGTATAGTCGTTGCCCTCAACTGCATACATTGTATCACAGTAGCTACAGCGCAGATTACATCCGAATGTACGAACGAAGACGGTTCTCTTCCCTGTTCTGGCGCTTTCTCCGTTGAGCGAGCAAAAAATCTCGTTGATTTTCATAGAATCCTCCTTAAATTAGTGAAATTGGATCGCATTCCCACGGAAAAACAACCCAGTTATCACGTTTGACGAAATCATACAGGTCAGGGACTACTCCAAGCGCGTTCTCCTTGTAGTAAAGAGTAGCGATACGGTAATTCTGACGCTCACCTGAAGAATTCTTGTAATAGTGCACAAGAGATTCTCCGGAATCACATATGTCGTCTACAATCAAGCATCCCGGAGCTGGTGCAGCTAGCATCGGAATGTTAAGCGCATGAGATATCATTACTGCTAAGCACAAACCTCCTCTAGGCAAGCCGTAAACTCCAGTAAATGCCTCGTCTAGATGCATCGGAGCTACTTTTCCGTAGATGAAATCTCTGACTTCATCCCACGTAACATATTCTTTCATACGATGTTGCTTCTCCTTCCTTAATACATTTCTTTATTCATTTCATGATAAGCAGTGTATAACTCCACTGCAGGTGTCCGATCCAGCTGCTCCGTCTCTAATACAGAAGAATCTAAGCATCCTCCTTCAATGAACTTGTAGATGTAATCATCTCGGAACCCGATAGCAGCAGCGTCTGTTACTGTTCCGGAAGTATACACCTTTTTGATGTTTGCCCAGATGATGGCTGATTGACACATCGGACACGGGGCTCCTGAGGCAAAGATCTCACATCCTGTCAGGTCATGTGTACCTAATTTCTTGCATGCTTCTCTAATAGCGTTGACCTCTGCGTGAGCTGTCGGGTCATGATCACCTAGCACAGAATTAGAAGCTACAGAGATGACCTCTCCGTCCTTCACAATGACTGCACCGAATGGCCCTCCGATTCCCTGAGACATCGTCTCGAATGCGCGATCTACACCTAATTTCATGATTTCATTCTTGCTTACCATACTACATACACCTTTCAATTATGCTCGCCATGTGGCGATGTTGTTCTCCGTTTCCTGAACGGAAACTGACTGCACACGCAACTCGTCATCCTCCAAAGCGAATCGACAGCTCAATAAGCTTGCAAATGACTCAGCCATCCACTCTGCTGTTGGGCTTTCAGTAGTAACATTCATCTTCTGCTCTGGAGCTAACTTAGCAAATGCAGCTAGTAGCGGATCGCATGTTCGCAAGATGAGTGAATGATCGTACTGGTCTTCAATCACTTCTTTGATTACCTTCTTCAGTAACTTGAAGTCAATCACCATTCCTGCATCGTTGAGATCCTCACGACCCACAACGATGGTAACTGCGTAAGAATGCCCGTGAACAGAGTCAGAGCACTCTTTTGAATACGTATCTACGTCATACAGGCGGTGCGCTGCTTCAAATGTGACGCGTGTTTGCACTGTATACATATTTCTACCTCCTTATAGTGTACAGGCGAGCATGAACCTGCTCGCCCGGTTATTAGTTAATTATTATCGCATATCAGCGAATGGATCTTCGCCTTCATAGAAACGGAAAGTAAATTCCTTGAGCTTTCTGAAAGTAGTAGCTGTCCCTTTGCATCGAGCTCGAATGAGATCTACTGTAGCACCAAATGCAGAAACACACTCTTCAACGCTAGAGAACACCTCTCCCGTCTCTACACATTGTACCATCTGTCTCTTTGATTTTCCCAATCTCCATCCAGAACTGAGATAGTTGTCCAATTCAGAAGGATTGACGAACTTACCCTCATTGCCCCTTGATATCCTTATCTTGCCTGCTGTAGTCGGTTTCATGGTGTTCGGCAATCTCCCTTCTAAGTAGCCTTGTTCCAAATACGAAGCCAACTCATGAGAATGTATCCATCGCTCTGACTGACTGCCATGAACCCACATGCGGTCTTGATTTTTAGATGTTATTGCCTGTCGATACTCAGGTCGATTCCAATTTTCCTTTTGACGATCTGACATTCCTTTTCGATAGTTCGGATCTGAGCACACTTCTTTCATCCTCTCTGAAATCTGTTTCCTCTCATTTAGGTCAGAATGCCGTTGATAGAGGCACTGTACATACATCTCTCGATTCGCTGGGTCGCTCCATACTGCTTTCATTCTCTTTGACATCTCAGCAACGTAGTTAGGGTCGCTACATTTTTCTTTCATCTTCTTAGATGTAGCAGCACGCACAGATTTTCTAGATTCCGCAAAGCATTCTGCAGTTTGGTAGTGCCTACTGTTGTCGCTGGTAGTAAGCATCTCTAGATTGCCAAGACTATTATCGTCTTTCTTTCCATTTATGTGATTAACTGTCCAGGGCCAGTTAGGATTCCAATCAGGCAGAAATGCTTCGGCAACAAGACGATGAATTCTCTTAGTTTTAGGTTCGTTCTTATCATTCCTCATACTAACTAAGATGTATCCATCATATTCAACTTCTGTCCGAGCTATCTTATGCAACTTAATGTCATAAACTCGTCCTAAATCAGATATCCAGTATCTAGAGAAATCTTCAATCTGTCTCCATTGCTCTCCTTCAGCTGAGATGGCAGATAGCTCAGAATTAATCATGATAAATTCCTTTCCTATAATTTATCTCCTTACATCCGGACCAATCTATTTCAGCATCGTATTCAATAGGATCAATTACACCGTTAGCTCGAAATGCTTCAATTCTGTCTAAACAAGTTGCACATCGCGTTCCGCACGCTTTGTCTCCTCCGCGATAGCAGCTCCATGTAAGTTCATATGGAACGCCTAACTTGATGCCTTCGGCACATACTTCGGACTTATTCATGCTGATGAGAGGTCTCACTACATGAATGTTTCCATATGTCCCGATATTGATAGCCTGATCCATAGCTGAGGCGAATTCCTCAGAGCAATCTGCATAAGCCTGGCCTGCAGCATCATCTGCATGAGCTCCATACCAGATTTCACATTCCTGTCCTGGGAACAAGCTATCTGCATAAGCAGCTGCAATAGATAAGAACAACCCGTTACGGAATGGAACATATGTGCTTACTCGGCCTTCTCCATTCTCTGCAATCTGGTCTGCGTAGCTCTTGTCGATGATCTCATCCTTCGACCCCTTTACAAGTGAGCAAACCTCTCCTGCATACTTCATAACAGATGAAATATCTTCTTCAATGTGACGAACTCCGTAGTACTCAGCTACTGCCTGTGCACACTTCAATTCCTTATCATGCTTCTGTCCGTAATACAGTGAGGCGGTGATGATATTTTCTGCTCCGTACTTATCTACAGCCATGCCTACTAAAGTTGTAGAATCCATGCCGCCTGAATTTAAAATCAATGCCTTTTTCATGGCATTTTCCTCCTTTACAAATAAAACAAGCCTGCATAGAAACAGGCTTGTAGTCATGTTTCTAATTCTATCGTAGTGTCAAATGTTATTAGATGTATGCTCTGAATACATCTTGTAGTACTTGCACATAATCTTCTCTTGTGTAGTCTTTCTTTTCGCAGAGCATCGGAATGGCTACTCCAATCAGATGAGAACATATGTTCATGAGATCGCTTGCGGTCTGTGCGTCAGGTTCTCTGTATGGGTAAGATTCCTTATCTTCGTAGTTGAACTTCCCGCGCTTATTAGCTGTTTGGAACATCTCTAACGAACCTACATAGTCTTGTAAGTGATCTCCCATAGGACCGAAAGTAGTATCACGAATCATCGCAGGCTTGAGATGCCTATTAGACGGCTTCACAGTCAATCCATCAACAAACTTCAGCCATCCTGAAATTTCTCCGATCCAGTGATCTATCTGTTTATGTCGAATGTCATGATAAACAACTATCTTGATCACATGCTCCATTATATCGTCAGCATAGTATCCCGCACGCTTGATTGCTTCTGCTTTCGGCAAGGACATTGCTCTTACATAAATTTTCATGATTAGTCCTCCTTGAATACTATAACGATATCTCAGTTCTCGTACATTCCATCATATCCGACAACGGATCCCCATTCTTCTTGCATGCGAAGCTTTCCTCATTATCTGCCTGTTCTCGGTCTATGCTCTACACTATACTGCATCATAGTAAGCTGACGAGCATTCTTGATGTCCATGTGATCCTCATCAGCGTATACACTGAATGGCAAGATTGAGATACCGCCGCGGCTATTGAAGTCACCATAAACTTCCAGATAGCATGGATCCAGCAGATCTATTAAATCCTGCATGATCATATGAACGCAAGATTCATGAAAGTCTCCATGCTGTTGGAAACTAAAGAGATAGAGCTTCAATGACTTAGATTCTACCATATATTTATTCGGAATGTAAGAAATATGGATGGTTGCGAAATCCGGCTGCCCGGTCTTCGGACATCTAGATGCAAACTCAAAGCAATCCAAGCTGACAATCTGCTCATCCTTAACAGACCCATCAAACTTGCGCTCGAATTTCTCTAAGATAGATGGGTCGTAATCATACTTGTACTTAGTGTTCTGATTACCTAATAATGTTACTTCGGATAAATCCTGTTCTCTTTGTTCACTCATGTTTGTGAACCTCCTTGAAATATAGTTTTATTTTGTAAAGCCGGTGGATTTCGTCAAGGAATGAATACGAACACCGGGAATTACCGCAATATAAAAAGACCTTGCTAATGCTTAGAAACTGTGCGTCCCTTCACACTAGCAAGATCTTACTCGATTTTGTTACATATGAAGGCCTTAAGATCAATAGTGTTTGATTTATATACCGCAGGATTTCGTGAAGGCTTGTAAAATACGAACTGCGGTGTGAAGACTTCATTCTGGCATTTCATCTGCATGAGTCTTCTTCTGTTGTTATTTTAGGTTGTAACGTCTAGTCGAATTGTCTAGGGTGTATTGAGATGAACGCTACACCGGAATGTGTAGATTCATCAATATCAATTTTGATATACAAGTTAGCTCCTACTATGATGTCCTTCTGTGGGATAAGAATGTTCGGATGCATGATTACTAAGTTATTACCTAAGTGCCCGTAGTTGATGCTTTTTGTTCTGGAATCGAAGTCGCTTTTCTTCAGATTATGTAAGATAGCCAATATGTCGTCATCAGTCAGTTCATAAGTAGCCCTAAAATCATTATTTTTACGACGATTTTCTATGAAAACTTTGTTGCATTGACTAAACATGCGAAGCAGATCAACTTTAGCTGCATCGTCTAGTGGAACTTTCTTTTTAGCTTCTTCCCTATAGATCGCAAGCTGATCAGACGAAAGTCGCTCCTTGCACAAGTGTACAAGACGATCAAGTATCTCAGGGTCATTGATTGAATGGAGCTCATTATCACTGAGCTCAGCAAGGCGGCTGTCAGGAAGAGTAGCATAGTATTCCGAATCATCATCAACTTCATCTGGTGCGTTTATAACAGACAAGTTCAAGTTATCACAACTATCAACTAATACAAAGTAATCGATCTTTGATAATATATCAGCTAGCGATATTGTCCTATTTGTCGATTTGACGTATCTTTTCATTACTGTTTCTCCAAATAGAAAAGCGCCGCTTGATCTAAGAAAAGTTGTGAAGAAATCCTAAATCAACTGCAGCGCTTTGATCTATAGTCAGACTCCATAAGGAGTTGCGACCCATTTCATTCAGTTATAGTTGATTTGGGATTTCTTCACATCTATATCGTATGACAGAAACCTGAGTTTGTCAACTATGCTACGCCAGAGAAGACAATCTTGCTTCAATATCTTCTAGTGCATCATCATAACTATAATATGTATCCTTGTTTACTGTTATTCGTTTCACCTTCCACTTCTGTTTGGACTTTGTAGCAGGCTGCTTCTGCTCCTCTGCGTGGGAAGCGAACCACTCATCTTGTCTCCTTGCAGATAATTTAGATAGTGGATGATCAGATAATCGAATGTAAAGAATGTACTTATAGTCCTTTTTATTTTCTTGCTCAGACTTAACTAAGTCAAAATAGTAAGATTTAGATTGAGGGCTCTGTCTCTCTTCAATGACTTCAAAACCGCATCTGTCGAATACTCCCAGGACGTTCACTACAAAATCTTCATACTCGTCTAGAGCAATCTGATCATATGTTCCGTCAGGTAGCATGAGCGGCTTGATAAGAGATTCAGAAGCAGCTACTGGAGCATCATTGTCTGAGTATTCTAATTCAATTGTAATTGTCCATCTTCCGATGATTTTTATCATGTTTAGATCAGACATGATGACCTCCTATCTCCGATGTTTTCTGTACTCATCCACGTCCTGCAATTTCTTGATAATAGCGTCGCATTCTTTCTGCCTAGCTCTGCGTTCGGATTGATAAGATACACGCTTCCATGTCTCAGCTTCGTTGCGAGCTCGCTCTACTTCTTCATAAGCCTCTTGAATCTCTTGCTTGCATTCGCTTTGTTTGACAATAGCTAGATCATGAGCTACTAAGTAGTCAAGAATAGCAGAGGCCTGTACATGTGGACTGGCTACTTCAGATGACTCAGCTAGGTCTGCGAGTACATTTTCAATTTCGCCGATAACAAGAAACGTGCAATCTGATTTCATTATCTATGCTCCTACTTCGTGATTCTACATGTTTGAAAGACAGTCATGCACAGATCTCCTTTGTGGAAGAATTCTGTATTTTCTGTAGCTTCCCAGAATTGATAGCCGTCAATTTCAGAATCAAGAGAGTATACGTCACCATCAATAGATACAATGGATCCATCTTTGACTGCAAACATACCTGAAAAGATACTGTCCACTCCGAAGACAGCCGGATCTAGTCGAAGGCGTTCTTCAATATAGCCAATAGTATCTTTATTCTCTTGAGTAAGTACTTCTCGTAATGTCATGTTGTCTCCCTTTGTAATACTATAATAAGTATGTAAATTATTTAATATCCCTTCTGCCTCGAACCCATCCCGAAGGTATAGCTGACTCAGGGCCAAAAAAATTTACGAGTAGTGAATCCGTCATTTATCCAATAATACACTTGGTCCACAGCACTCTGCTTGGCCCAAGGTGGAGGAGGAAAAGTTAGCTCACACCCAGACTGCAAACAAGCAACAACACGATCTGCTAAATAATAAGGTCCGAAATTTATATTTTTCACATTATGATTTGCTGGCTCCTCAAATCTGAGTCGAAATTCGGCTTTTTCACCAACTTCACTGAATGGAATAAGGTAAGTTCTGCCATCTAATGAAGTAGCGAAAAATCCACATCATCCGGAGAATAAGTGCAAGTTTCAAGCTTAGTGCGAGTATTGATATTAGTAGTACATTCCATCGCGTAAGCGCCTTTAGTCGCATTGTGGCATTTCTTGCATTGCAATCTATATAATCGATGATCAATGTCTACAACAAGATCGTAAGGGGCTAGATCCCCTACAGGAGCAGAAACATTAAGCCCCAGCTTGAGAAGATATGTACAGCATTCGTATTCTATGATTGTCCCTTTTCTTTTCGGAGCTCAATTATCCTTATCGCAACTAAGAAACTACTAAGTGATGAGGACCACACAGCAACGTCACTATAGTGACGTTGCTCTAACCAACTGAGCTAAGGGTCCAGAACAGCAGGCACTGAGATATTCAATGCCTGCAGAAAGCATGAGTGCCGCTTTATCGTCTGCGGCCGTGACCTGCTCACAATTGAGGAGCAACTCGCTGCACTGGAAATTGCGCCCAGCTAGAACCATGTTCTCTGATCTATAGAAGATGTACCAATTCGTTCTACCATCAGCAGCGATCTGAAGTTTGTTGTGTTATTTTCTGGAGGACACCCTATGTCAGCAGTGCCCAATTGAATCCAGGAGGACTTGAACCTCCGTCTTGCCGGGAGTTGAGGAACTAGAAAAAGACCTCGGCTGCTCTGCTTGAGCTATGGATTCACAAGAGGCAACGCGTTTCTGCGTCACCCCGAATGTAAGAGATGTAACTACAGATTACATAACGATTCTAACTTTAGTCTGCGATGTCCTTCGCTATCATAGGAAGAACCTCTCTGTCTGCTTCCATCCAATCTAAATCATATAAACTACATTCGGCTACCCACTGAGTTGCGCGTGACTCAATAGTCTGCTTGAATTCTTCGTTCTCAGCCTGTGCCCAGAAGAAGTGCATGCATACGGAATTATCACTGATTTCGGTATCTATACTGTATGCTGGCTGGACGTTAACTAGCTGCACGCCTAGCTCCTCGTCAATCTCGCGTCTTACTGCTTGATCCAAGGATTCGCCGGGTTCCACCTTACCACCAGGGAACTCCCACTTACCTATGAATTTACCTTTACCTCGTTGACTAGCTAACACTAGTGTGCCTTCGTCTGTCAATTTGAAAATGATTGCTGCTACTACATGAATTGTTTCCACTTCATTTCCTCCTAGAATTCTACTGTATCTCCGTCATCCATCGAATCATCTAACAGTGATAGCGGAGATGATATGATAGGTGCTGAATTAAACTTAGGTGCCGATACGCTAGGCGCGCTTATTGTAGGTGCTACAACAGCGGGGCTAGCTGAGTCATCACTTGGAATGAAATCCATCTTTCCTGTATTGATATCCCATGAATAAGAGAATACGGGATTCTGATTCTTTGCATTTCTTGCTTTCAGAAGCTTGATATCCAAGACACTCTTCTCAAATATCTGACGAATACCGAAGGCCTGTGTTGCAATTCGGCCTGGGTGGTCAGATCCTTCTGCATTGTAAAGGTCTGGAATTGACTCGCCTTTATCGTCTTTGTTCTTGACCTCTCGGTTAGACTGCATTGCTACTACAACCGCACAGCCGTATTTCTTACTCAGCTGGAACAATCCAGCAGCAATGTTCTTGTATCTCTCTTGTGTATTGATTCCCTTTCGGTCATCTACCATATATGACAAACCATCAATGATTAGGAGCTTGATTCCGTGCATGCTTACGAATGGATCCAAGACTCCGACTGACACCCCGTCCGGAAAATCTTTGTCCTCGATAATGTAAGCGGATGTCTCATCTTCTGGGAGACTCTTGATGTATTTAATGTAGTCGACTGAATACTTAGCTTGGAACAGGTCACTGTTGCTGAACTTTCCTCTCCAAGTATCGAATCGAGTACCTAGATAGGCTGCTTGCATTTCTGGAGAGTAATATGCTACAGGAAATCCATTCTTCTGAGCAGATTCCATCATCTTTGTGCAGACCCATGACTTTCCTGCATTGGATCTTGCAATGATTACTAGCAGCTCCTCAACTGTGCTGAGTCCGCCATACATCACTTTGTCTATCTCAGGGAATCCTGTTGGTATTCGAGTCTGCCTAGCATATTCAGCTACCTGATCTGCACGTTTCTGAGCATCTTTGATGATGTCTAGCGGCTCGGAATTGCCGAATGATCCAGCAACCATACATTGCATGGATAGGTACTTCCATGCATCGGCTACGTCTCCTTCGCCTAGGTCCTTTATCTTGTTGAATGTCTCCATCAGAAGAAGGTACTGACGGTAGTCCCTTAACTTCTCTTTGAGGTATTCTACAGGCTCAGGAACTTGTACGGGCACAAAATCAGCAAACTCTAGCTGAAAATCAAATATGCTAGGAATTCTGCGATACTTGATCCAGTGATTTCGTATGTATGCCATCTCCTTAGCATAGGACATGAAGTAAGATTGGTCATAACTGAGAAGGGCATCTATGTCGCTCTGCTGATCTGTAGTCAGGAGCTTTGATATTACTTGAACTTCAATTCCTTGGATCATGTTTCCCCTTATACCGCCCTGTTATTCTTTGATAGTAATTGCGTCAGTTTCGCAAAGAACGGACCTTCCCCTACTAATCCCGACAACGCAGGAGTGACAAGCACAGTAGTCAACTGCGGCTTGTCCCTTTCTTGAAGCAACGACAATAAGGTCTGGCTCGGAAAGTCTTTGAAATTGACATAATCTAATCCTGATATCACTAGGAATTGAGCATTGGTTGCCCATATCTTAATGTAATCGGATTCCGATGTATCAGCACCATATGACCAGCTCTTCTGGACGGTCTCTAGATACTGATTGAATTTCAGATTATATACTACACAATGAAGGCCACTGCCTTTCCACATCTGGCATACTGCACAATATGTAATCTTGTCAGCTACGCTAGAAGTAGATGATGTAGTTGAATATGTGTTGATTGGATGTGCTAAATCGTGCTGTCGGCTTTCCACATAAGCACTGTACTTCTGTACCTCATGCTCATCCATTCGGAACACTGCGGAGTTAGTTACTGAGATTTCATTTCTCTCTAGGAGGTATGAATTCTGAGCTAATACAGGGCATGACCCGTCACATGACTCTCTGTCTATGCAATTAGCAGCAAAGATGCAGTTATTCATACAAATGTAACCTCCTTAGCATAGGGTTTCGAGACTGTAAGAATGAAACTCGGCTCTTGACACATTGGCGAGCGATTCCTACAACATCTTCGTAACCCCTCTCTATATAAAACGAAGCTGGCATGAAAAGTGTTAAGAATTCTTCTAATGTACCATACATAGGATACTTATGCTGGATTCCATGGTCACGCTCTAGCAAGTACTTTCGTGTCATGTATTCACGAACAATATCTCGGTGTCGGGGAACTAGCTTAGAGTCAGGTAACTGCTCCCAAACGTCATCAATAGGAACTAGCTTGCCGTCGATTTCTACGTCTACCCATATTGGACGCAATTCACCCTTCTCATTTCTTCGCTTAAGCTTCTTGTGAAGATGAGGATATCGGATGATGTTGTCGATGACTTCCTCTCTTGTGAATCCGTGGATAGGATAGATGATACCTAAGTCCTCTTCATCCTGATAGTCGAATCCTGGAATCCCTTCATACATCACTGCCGGTCTGGTCTCGATGGTTCGAGTAGGGAACAATGCAAGTAGCTCTGAGTCTGTCATGCGGTTCACATCAGTCGTTACTGAAATCTCTCGCTGGCGTGTCGGTATCTCAGGGAGTGTAGTATAGATAGCAAACTGCTCTCCTTCGTACTCCATTGAAAGCCATGGCTTAGTTGCATCGAATCTCGGATAAGTCGGAGGAGCTAAGTACAGATCCTCTTTAGGTGTATCAATAGTCAGCTTTTTCGTGCTAGGTGCTTCCGGATTGATTGATCTCAATGAGCTAGACGGTGTCACTACAGGTTCAGCCGGCTTCGTTGCAGGCTTACTGATCTTGGGCACTGCCTTCTCTTCTTTGTGCTCTGGATATGGTTCCATCGCTATGTCATAGCCGCTCTCTGCTAAATCCCACTCAATAGAGTCAACAGACAACGCGAAGTCACCTAAAGCCCGAAGTACTTCATCCCGATCATACTCAGACGGAACTGACCCTAGCGGATTATCAATAGTCCAGTCGAACGGAGGCACTTCGTTGTTGAGCACACAGTAGGTCAATAAATTCAATGCATCAACCACACGCTGCTTATACTTGATAGTATTTCTGAAGTGTGTATTGACGTAAATGATCAGATCGCTGTGGATGTTGCCGAGTTTTGCTCTGTATGCCTTAGGCACTTCGTAGCGAGTCGATATGTCATTGAAATTGATTTTGTTTGAACTTGTGTAGATCAACGCCATTACGGAGCCACCTCCTGATATTTAGATGCGTCAAAGGACGACGTAGTTGCCAGCGGATGATGAATAAGGCTAAGTAGCTCCTCAACACTCTTACCAGCTAGTTCCGGATAGTAGGTCAAGACTTTGTCCTCAACTGTATGCATCCGCATTGGATAAAACGAATCGTCGTATATCGCTTTCTTGAATATCCTCTCTACAAGGATTGCCTCACATGTGAAGTCTTCGACATTCTGTGATGTGATGAAAGATGAAACAAAGTAAGGAAGCTGCCACAACTCACCGTCATCCCTACTTACGACAACGACCCAATCTCGCATCTTAGACAAGAATTCCGTACATTTGCCTGACTGCATGTACGCGCCATAACACAAAATCAGAGCGTCTATCCATTCACATATCCGATCAGCTCGGTATCTGAAGTTAGGATTAGGACACTCTGGTAAGTATCTTGTGTGGTACCACAACGAAACTACGTCTGCGAATCTATTCATCTCTACGGTATCAAGTCCGACCTGTGCACACAGCTTCAAGCGAACTGCGAATGAATGCAAGATCATCTTTGCTGAGTACTCGGAATTGCTTTCTTCAGACGAATCGACAATGTCGTCAAGGTCATCGAGAACATCTACTTCGTCACCTGAATGTGCAGTAGACATCTTCTTCTTAGGCTCATAAGACGCTATCTCGTAGAGCATTCTACTCATGGCCTCGAATTGACTAGCAAGCATGCGACACTTATGACGGTTCTTGGCCTGTAACCCATGACCAGATTCCTGAATGGATTCAAGGAGACGTAAACATCTAGCGGCGCTAGATTCAACAGTAGACAGTTTGTCATTGTTCTCGTATGCCATCTCTAGTTCCTCCCTTTTAGAGTCTGTCCGAAACATTTCCCCAACGGACAATGGACTTAACGATTTCGTCTTGACAGGCTCGTCTCGGCCTGATGATAGATAAGTTTTAGCTAAAATTTGACGTGTTTGAAGAAGGGTGTATAGACAATGATAATATACCTCAGGTCAGAAATCAAGACCCGTTTTAAGAAATTTTTCAACTAGACGATGATACCCCATAAAACATATCAATGCCTATGTTTTGAATACGCTATCGACGCCTTTCGCATTGTTTCACATATGCCCTACACATGTGCGAATTCGGCTGCATACACATGCGTACGCATAGCACAAGCATGCTTGAGCGATTTTTCAAAAAC